TAGGTGTTCCCATGAAAGACATTTTAAGGGATCAAGCAGAAGCATTTAAAGGTGCTGTAGACTACCAAAAAGATATGAAAGAAATTAGAGAATTAGAAGCTATACTTGCTGCGGATCAACGCCCTGGTAGACGTACCTTAGATCAAGAGAGGCTTGCTATACTGAAGAACCAGATTGCAAATAATCCAGTTAGGGAATTGGTAGAATCAGGCGTGTATCAAACTATTGTTGAAGACGTTGAGACTACTGATGGAGGTTTCACTTATAAAACTGAGTTCAGTGAATGGGTAGGAGACCTTACTGAACCATTGGTTAGTAAGATCCCTCAAGGAGTTAAAGATGTAGCTAAAAATGTATACATGGCTCATGACTCCAAACTGTATAAAACATTTAATCAGGCAGCAGTCCTTTCAGACTTCACTGCCCGATATGCATTGCATAAGCACTATACTACCCGAGCCCAAGATCCATTATCTAGCAAGGATGCTATTGCGAAAGTGGTATCCATATTTATAGATTATGATCTACCAACTCACAAGGGCATTCAATATATGAATGATATGGGAATTATGTGGTTCTCTAAATATAACTTCCGTCTTCAAAAGATACTGACGGAAACTATGAAAGAGAATCCTGCTCGAGTAATAGGAGTACTTGCCCTACAAGGAGTATTTGGTGACTTGCCTGATATGTATGATAACTCAGTATTCACACATGACATGACAAGTATGTTTAGGAATCCAGTGAACAACCTAGATGTCCTAGGTGAAATAGCTCCAATAAATTTAGGGACTAGTGCTTTCTGATTTAAGCACTTCATATACTAAGTAGGCTACTAGCAATGGAACTGCTAATAGCCAACCTAGTGATATAGCTGCCAAACCTATACCTGTAACAATGCATATAAGCACAAACAGGGCAGCGGCTTTAATCAGTTTTTTAATTTTATTCAAATACTAGAGTATCATCAGGCAGATCTACAGAAGACTGCTCTTCTGTCTTAACCACTGTATCATTCGTTTCTGTGTTATTTTCGTGGTACGTTTGCGGTCCTGGTAAGGTTTCTTCTTTTTCATCGGATTCCTCAATGGTTAGGGTAGCTGTATTGCCATTTACCCCTCTACCTGCTGTGAAGGCAGTGGTTACACTTTTGCCTTCTAGGTTAATGCCCATAGATACTAAGAAACCAGTAAGGGCTTTACTGATATCATCTTCGTGTAAAATAATTTGCATTATATCTCCTGGATTTCTATCTCTACTCTGGGATTATCTTTATCGACTTCCCCAAATTGGTATATGACTCTAGGCAAGAACTTATAATTATCATCTTCAATCTTTCCTGCCTTAACTAAAGCATCGCAAAAGAACTTATCTACTACACTACAGACATTACTTACATCCGTAAGTCTTCTGGTTTTAGGGAATAGAGTAAATATAATTTGGATTTGTTTAGTATAGACAGGAAGAGATTCTATCTGAGAATGTATGAGTTCAGTGTACCTCACCTTCATTGAATTCAGCGTTTGATAATGAGTGTTTCTATATACATTCAAATTCAAAGCATAAGGCCCACTACGGGGCCTTTGAATACTTAAAGGTGAACTTACCTTAGTCAAACTGAAGAGGTGCTGTAGCGGCTGCTGGAGCCCCTGGTGCACCTGCTGCTACGCCTGTATTAACTTTATTGCTTTTATCTACAGTTTTGCCTTGAAAACTTTCAATCCATTTAATATGGAATTTAGCTTCGTCAGCTCCACGTTCGATTTCAGCTACTGACATAAAGTCTTCATAGCGAAAAGCTGTACGGATAATGTTCTCTTCTCGAGTAGCTCCGGTAGGATCATCTACCCAGCTGTTACCATTACCTTTTACTTGTTTGTTGACAGTTTGTTTTAAAATGCCTAAGCGTACGTTTTGTTTAAGTAAGTCTACTAGTACTTCACGTTGAACAGGTACTTCAGCTTTGGCATCTTTATCCCAAATTTTGATAGTAGCAGTTTGGGTATCGATTTCATGTAATTCTTTACCGCAGATAGCTAGAAGGATTTCATTAGCTTGTGTGTAACCGGGTAGAGGACGTTGAATACTAGGGTCTTTTTTATCGGTATAAAAAGGCTCACCTTTTTTATTAGTAATGTAGATGGTTTCGCGATGTTTAATTTTATCGTTTTCTACACCAGCAAATCTAAAGTTAATACTGTGTGCCCCACCCGCAGATTTATCCATATAAATCATGTCTACCTGAAATGGGTAGATATCAGATTCAAGAAGAGAAGGCCCACCTACGCGGTCTTCACGGGCTTCTACAGTTACATTAGATGGTAGTTGTAAACTAGATAGCATATTTGCTCCTATTTATAGTAGTTATGTAAGTGATCCAATATCACTTGAATGTCATTGTCAGCATAGGTCTGTTCTGTTGTAAACATTCCCATTGGTGCACGGATTCTCTCAGATACAGTTTCTTTTGTTATTTTGGTTTGAAAACAGTATTTGAAACCTAAAGCTTGTTCTTCAGGCGTAATAGTAAGTAAGTCTGACCCGTAGCCTTCAAGCTTTTTCAGAGGTACCCGCTTCGTACTAATTACAGTAGAAAAATACGCTTCTAATCCATTATTCTTAAGGGAGCCTTTAACAGGTACCTTAACTTCCATTGCCATATTTTCTTCGCTATAAGTAGCAAGAGTGTGTGCAATGAATACAACATTCTTAGTTGATGTTGCTACAGATTGTTGCATCAGATTCTTAAAGAACTGTGCATAATCACTCCAAGCAGACATAGTATTGACTGCAGGAAGTACTAAGTTTGATTCATACATATCCATAAGGAATGTAAGAGAATCAATAACGATAGTATGTACATCAGGCATTTGTTCTGCTTGCGCAAAGGCAGCAGGTACCTGCAATGGATCTGTGATAGTTACTGATTTAAACTTAGAAGGGAAAGGTAGTTTTTTACCTGCTTCACAGTTTAAATACATTACCCCTTCTGGGTCCTTCAGATTACGTAAGCAAGCTGATTTGCCTGTGGCAGACTCACCACATACTAATACTAAATTATCGTTAGGCATTATTACTCCTATAAAAATGAGTCCTCCGAAGAGGACTATAAAGCGTCTTTATGGTAGAAAGCTTTGGTAGCCGATTTCATGATAGAAGTCAGTATCTCAGTTTCATCCATTGGTTCAGGTAATTTACTATTTAAGGTCATTACACTATTTTGTATTTGCTCGAGCTCATAGCCATTATCTACGAGCATCATCGCATACTTATGTAATTGCCTATTTCTATTGCCATTACCTGTATTGCGCATAAACCAACGTTCCATGTGAGTCATGGATTGCTGATCTAGAAGGATCTGTTTACGCTCATCGTTCTTTTTAGTTTTAGGTATAAACTGAAGAGCGTCTAACATTTCACCTTCATTATAAGAATATGTACCTCTGTGAGATAGCCATTTCTTACTTCGTTGGTTGGTTCCATCATCTACCTCAAATGGAAGCCATTCATAAATATTATTCATGAATTCTTTATACTCATCAGCATCTAGCTTCAGTGTATGGCTTAAAGGTATTAAGATTCTGAATCTATTTTCAGAGTCAGTATGGCGCTTAGTTGTATACATATGATTTTTATAGTCTTTAAGTAACAACTCAGCAGTAGCCATAGGAACGCCACCATCAACATCAATCACTACTATATTAAATCCGGGTATCGCATTTTTTTCTAGTCTGTGACCATCTACCATATGGTGAGATATCCAATGATATCCTTCTGCTTGGGTAAGCTTATGGATACTATTGAATGATGTCTCTTTAGGAACATAGTTCTGAGCTAAGTCAGTGCTGTAAGCAAATTTCATTTTACTAAGATCAGTCTCTTCTAGGGTTTCCCCTTGCAGGAATTCAATTCCATCATTGTAGACTTTCTTAATAATCATGTTATTCCGGTAGCCATATGCTACTGCCTGGGTCATCATCTCTCTCTTAAATGATTCACTGCCCTTATAAAAAGGCAATGCTTCAGTAAGATCGACATGGGTAACCTCAGTACCTACTTTGGAAATGTACTTAGCAAGCTTCACGTAGTTCTTGTCACGTGTAAGCATACGATCGAACGATACTCCAGAAGCCTCTACAAGCTTTATAGCACTTAGTAAGTGCTCTTCTTGTATATCAGGGGTACATCCAATAAAAGCGTACATACCAGCTAATTTGAGAGCTTTAAAATAGCGGTGTGTCATTTCCGCTTTTCTAATCTCATCATGGTCGCCGAATTGTGCAGCTCTATTTTCACACCAAATCTGATATTCAATTAGCTTTAACGTGAGATCTTTAGATATATTTAAGCTATGACCAAAGTTAACTGGATCGGCTAAATTACCTAGTTTATCTGCAAGTGAAAGTATAAAGCTTTCAGAAGAGGAGTCGGTGAGAGAGTTGTATCTAGCTAATGGATCATCTTTTTTGGCATTAACGTTAAGGCCGCTATATCCAAATAGGCATCTACGTGCGTAGCCTGCCTCTAGCATTGATAGAAATTCATGTTCTATTCGCCCACCATCAAATAGTTTAGAGGGTGTACCAAATAGCATCATGTTAGTAGGAGTCCTACCATCAATCTCTTCACCACGAATGTTTTCGGCAGTATTCTTAGTTAACTTCTGTTTGATTTTACCAACATCGTATAACTCAAGAAATGGGTTAAGTACATCCACATTACCCAATAAGTTTGAGCCAATCTCATCTATCTCCATATTCATGGAGCCTGCTTCTGCCATTAGCAATTTATGCCTTAACTGCTTAACTGCTGCTGGCGTACCACTATCAAATGAGAAGGCCAGTTCTCCTGCCATTGTGAACTCTTTCTTTACACGCTTCAGTTCTTCATTTGGATCAGTTGCCTTTTTAAGGGCCCTAGTGTTAGCTAGACTAACCAAATTCATTTCTGAAATGGTAGGAAAGGTTTCATCTACAAATCTTTCTCTGAAGATATGTATAACTTGTTCCTCTACAATATTAGTACTTAGGCCTTTTCCGTAGCCACTTGTGGCTAAGTTAATGGCATACATATTGATAGGAACATTCCCCCGGTCATGTGTATTTATCCCAACACGCATCATGGAGGTTATTTTACAAAAGTAATATGCTACTAATACGTGAAAGAATAGCTCATCTGAGTTTTGTGTTTTATTGCACAGTATTTTAACGAGCTCTGCAGAATCCTTATTGTACTCTGCCTTTGACATATCAAACATTAGAAGCATCCTTTAAATCGTTTCTGGATACTTTACCAGTCCATACTCTTGTATATGTAGTACGGCTTTTATCATATCCAAGTATTTCATTAAGTTTGATTACTACATCATCTAAAGAAGATTTAAAGTCTTTATCTCTAACTGCTTTACAGTCTTGATATAAATTATATTCATACATAATTATATCGTAGTCTTGTCTGGTGAACTTACTACAATCGTACTTCTTACTGGTACGTTTTTTGGGTAGTTCCTCTACTAATTCCTCCTCTTCCCAAAAAGGAGAAAAGAAAGAAAGTAACTGCATCAGCCAGTTATAAATAACTGTTCTCATTTAAGTAAGCCCTCGTGTTTTAATTTAACTGCTTGTTCACAGATGTTAATAGCCTTACAGTAATGACAGGCTTTAACCTCTCCCTTTACTTCAATTACCGTACCAACGCATCCATCTTCCATAAGACGGTTATTAGCATCAGTAGGGTTATCAAAATTCTTTGTGCTTCGTTTACCGGGAACACCAGCGTGAGCTGGATTCTTAAAGTATTTCCATACTGGATTACTTTGCCATAAATCTTCACTAGTGCATTCTGGTATTTGATCCTGAGATGCGTCTTTAAGACGTATAATATCTGCTACTTTATTTTGTAGATAGCTTTCAGTTTCTTCTACAGAAAGGAGCTGTAGCGGATAATCAAGTACTCGAGTAGGAGGATATGCTGATTTACTCCCTGCTTTGGCTCTATTAGCTGACCAGTCAGTAAATATAAAATCAATGTGCATTATATCATTAGTTATGATATCTGGGTTAAGCCATCGATAAATAGATCCTTGTAAGATATATTTAGAATCATTAATACCTTTTTCATAAGTGTATGTAGATGTGCTCTTGAAGTCCCGTACAGAGCCTTCCATGACCATATCGTATTTACCTGATACCTTATATGGGCCTACGGCTTTCTCGTTACGTTGCTCCATATAAATAGGTATATCGCCCTCTTCTACCGAAGTAGGGTTAATACGTACTTTATCTATTACAGCTTCTGGATAGCCTAGAGCTTTTAGTCCATCTTCGTATTTGTGAGTCCAGGCAGACTCTATACTGTCATGGAAAGATGTACCCATGCGTGAAGCTACCATATCTGATACTTCAGCTACTAGCTCCATGTCTCCACTTACAGCTTGCATTCCCAATACTATCTGACGAATAGGTTTAATGATGGTAGTAGTGCTTATTACCATTGGATCGTTCTGATAATCATAGGTATCGGTAGCTAACCATAATGCTACGGGTAATGAAGTATTCTTAGTATTCACATATTTAGTCAAGGTGCTTATCCTTTAATGATTTGATAATATTATCTGTTTTAGTTAAAAATTCTTCATCCACTTTAGTGTTATGGTATTCATCAATCATTTTAGCAATGGCATTAGCACTATTTAAAAACTCGTCAATAGCTGTCATACAAGCAGTTTGAGTATTAGGTGGACGATAATAGGGCGCTATTTGGGTACCATAACCAAGAAGCGAATTATACTTATTTTGTAGTTGCAGCATTAAAGACCTAGCTGCAAGTACCCTATGATGTAGTCTTTTCATTATGGGTTTCTACCTGGGTAACATAGATGGTTGTGTTGCAGCAGATAATGTATCCCAGAAGTGTTTACGTAGCTCTGCATCTTGAGGAGATTCATCTGCTGTTGGGCTATTTTGTACAAACGCCTTTAACCAAAGCGCCTCCGATAAACTCATAGATAGGTTTATTGTGATTTGGGTTTCTGTATTCGCTTTCATTTTTTTATTTTCTCTTTAATGAATTTATAGATAGCACTTCTATGAGGTTACGATTTTTCATTTACTAATTAATTAGTTGAAGTGCTATCTAGAAATGCACCTCCCCACTGGAATTGAACCAGTTCTTTCTCCGGTTCCTTGATCAGAGGATGGAGATCACTTATACCTAGAGGGAGGTTAATGGATGTAGGCGGTCGGAATCGAACCAACGGTCTTAAGTCTTAATCCTAACCAACGGCATATACATTTTATGGTGTATATGAAGGGAATCGAACCCTATACGCTCACCAGAGACCTACATAATATAACCGCTTACGTCCGGTCAATCGGCAGATTTAGAGCCTGCTACACTCATATCTTCGCTATATGATGCGGGAACACGTAATTTTTACAAGTAAGTCTTTCCATAATACTTGTGGTAAGCCTATTAACTTACCAGTATCTGATTAACTGCACTGGCTTAATCCCTATGCTTGAGATTCTCCAATCGAGCCGCCATCTGTTAATCAAATTAAATGAATCCCCAAAGGTAACTTTTAACTAGTCCAGCTAAATAGCCTTCCCTGTACGAGGTCTACCAATCTCACAGTTTTATCCGCTGCTTTAGGGGGATTCTAAAATCTTAGGTACCTTACGGGTACGAATCGGGTTTGGACGTTCCCACGTAAACCAATCGTGTGTTAGGGGAAAGCAATGTACGAGAAACCCTTGGAACTTATACCCTTATAGGAGGATACGGCCCACCTACATCATATGAATGTATCTACTCGGTAAGGAGGCCCAAGTCAATGAAAGTGATTCATACCTTTGATGTGTAGGATTTTGCTACTGGGAGTTCCTTAACCGTATTTTTCAGTTAATATTTTTGTGGCTTCTTCTTTAGTAAGAAACCAACCTATATATGTGGTATACGGGCAATGTTTAAGTGTTTTACTAGGTTTAGTTCGATACGAAAGTTTTCTAGTTTCATTATTAATGTATACGTATAGTACATTTCCTCGCTTAAAAGCAGCATGTACACTATCTCGTATATGAATAGCTTCTTTGCTTAATGGTTCACGAACTAGGGGCGGAGCCCCTGTATACTTATTAGCTTCTGTGGCTGCCTCTAAGCCCCTACAATAAGATTCATACATGTCAGCTTGCCTGGTACTCATAGGATCTGTTATAGGGCTTCTATGTAGATCTGAAGTGTCTTTTTCAAACTGAGCTAATAGCTCTGATTTAGTCATTACATTTTCCTATTTAATTTAAAAGATCTTTCTTTAACCAAGAAAGGTACCAATCCCATAAAAACAAATGCGATCCTGGAAACTGGATATAGCAAAACTAGAATAAGGAAATAGTGGATTTGGTTTTTATCCCATATATCCTCTAATGTTTCGTAATTGTATCTGCCATAAATAATAAGTCCCTGAGCTGTTATCAAAGAAGGGAGCAACCAAAATAAAATTAGCGTATCACTGACAGACATCACTTACCCTCTCTTAGTTGTTGAGAATATAGATCTAGTTGCCTATCGAATTGATCAACAGTCTTGTCGAAGATTGCCACAGACACTTCATCGTTGCTTTGGCAGACCAGTATTGCGTTCTTCTTAGCCTCTTCAACCGCCGTTGCTTTGATTTCGTTTAGTGCTTTGATAGGAGCTTCTTCAAACAACGAATCAACTTCAGAACAATCCACTTCATAGTAATTCAGCGTTTCGTTCTCGTAGCTGATTACGTTTGAATTGCTGACTAGATTTCGCAACCTCTCAACCTGCGCCTGAAGCTCTTGGATTTGTTTTTCTTGTTCGTAAATCTTTTCTGCGTCTGATTGATACGGGCTCATTTTTCACTCTCCAATAAAAAGTAAGTGGCAGTTTCGCTACGCTGGCACTGCCGAGCCTCGGTAAGAATACTGACGATTGTCAGCACTCCCTAAATGCCCACATAACAAAACGCTCTTGCGGATAAACCGCAAAGCTTGGGGTTAGGCGTCATTAGTCCTGCGCGGAATAACTTTAATTTCAGCCTCTTCATAATCTCCGCATTGCGCGTATTTCTCAGAAGTACAAGCAGTTGGCGAGTTTAATCTACCTCGCTTGCTGCAAAACTGGCATAGCTGAAGTTTGCCTTCAAAATCTCTACGCTCCCAAACAAACTTATCAACACCTAAACCAGAAATATTGCAATCCGTAGTGTATTTATTTTCATCATAATCAAGGTGCTTACACGCTCTAGTTTCCATCTTATTTTTTCCTTCTAAAGTTAACAAATGTGCCTAACAAGGCGCATCAATCGGACTCTACGAGCCGTTGTGCTTGGGGTTAGGCGCCCTACGTAAGCAGCGCACTTAAACTAAGCCGCTAGTTTTTCTTTAAGTAAATAGCCTTCAAGCATCCAAATCTTATTGCGTGCATTTTCACGCGCAATCTTTTGACCTATCTCAGCATCAAAGTTTTCAGGGCTTGCACAGGCAGACTCACCTGTAACAATAAAACCATTCTCTAAAACCAAAATACAAATGGTAAGCGTACCTAAAGCTGCATCCATGGCATTCTCAAATACAGGTGTATACTTACCGTCCATCTTTTTAAACCCCACCTTATTAGGTTCACCAGACATATAATTGGCCGCAGCAAGACCGTTAATAAAAGTCGTTCTTACAATCTTGGATTCAATAAGGTCGGGAGTTAAACGTGGCGCGTTCAAGTTCTTTTCTTGGATCTCTTTTTCAATAGCTTGTTCAGTCATTCTAATTTCTCACTCTATAGGTAATGTAGCGCATAACAACTAGCATCAGTGGACTTGCTACGCAAGCCACAAAGCTTGGGGTTATGTGCCTTTAATCTCATAATCTTCAAGCTCAAATTCGCCATCTGTCATAGTTGCTCGCCCGTTTGTCATATCGCCTGCCACTTCATCTCTGAACGAACCATCCAGCTCTTCAATTAGTTTATTCATTTGAGTTTCTTCAAGCTCTATTTCGACTGTGTGCATAATCGTTTCTTTCACATAAATAACTGCTTTTTGATTCACTCTAAATCCTCTTAAGAGTTTTTCTTAACTGCTCACCTAGCCCAATTAGCCCATTGTGGGAAGCGCTTAGTTCGTCATAAATAACACCGTCTTTCCACCAAAGGTGCCTCTGTTTGCAGTACCAAAGTCCATCTGCCACCTCTTCTGAACTTGCACCACCAAATGCTTGAAATTTAGTTCTCATTATTCGTTACCTCTGTTTCTATACTTTTCCATTCTATGCAATCCTCACGTCTAATAAGGCGCTCAATTGGACTCTGTTAGTGCTAGTCGGTTTAGTTTTTTCATAGCCTTGTATTCCTTATTTATAGATAGCTTTGTTCTTGGTACTTTATGTAGCCAAGCAAAACTGGTGTAAATATTGGAGCCGTAATTAAGTGAAGCAGCATCCCGAAAACCGTTAAAGGATCGGTACGCCCCTCTTTAATGCCTCCCGCAATTAAACCAATCGTGTATAGATAACACCCAAAACAGTAAATAATAATTACTGGTTCCATCTTTTGTATCTCCGATAAATTTTAAATTTGGTGCCATTCGCTGATATCTAACCCCTCGCGCAATGGCTGGCGCGTAGACTAACTTAGCCTAGTTATTTAACGCTTCTTTTTATCCGTCGATTACTTAGAAGTCGGCTCGACCTAGCTATACTCGGCTTGCCTTTATGTGTACGGGGCGGCTCCCGTTTCGCTTCGGGCTATTACGCCCCAAAATCACACACTGATTAACGAAAGTCTGGTCTTTTTCTCATATAGGGCCTCTTTGGTATTACTTAGTTTTAGGTAACTGTTTATTAAGAATATCTTTCTTATACACAGTCCAAACTAACCATACTGGTCTAGGATAATGAATAATATGTTTAAGAGATTTACGTGTGGAAGGGATCTTACAGTGTTTTCTGTATCGTTTAGCCATACGAACTACTTGTCTTTGAGGATCATCACTAAGATAAGCTGCTAAGCACATATGAAGAGTCATACGGGTGATGCTAGTTACCTTCATATACTTTATCTCTTATATCTTTTGCATATCTTAATAGTTCTTCTATACCTACAAGAACCCAACAAGATATAGATACCATGAAAAATTCCCATACTGCAGTACTATCACCTAAAAACATGAATACGAACATCATGAAAGATGTAAATATACCAAAGATCCCATAGAACCATTCGATCCAATTAGCTTTTCTTTTAATAGTAGCCATTTTGGTTTTTCTCCTTTATCCATCTTATATAGTTACCGCAGTCCGGACACCATTTAAGATTATGAGTTTGAATTAATACGAGCTGTGTATTACCACAGCTACATACTTTAGTTGTTTGTTTTTTAGTAATCTCGGATGAGGTTTTCAAGAGAGATTTCGTTAATAGTTGCTCCGCCATTTTTAACATCCTTAAGGTGTATTAGCCCTCTCCAATGGTGATTGCCTTGAGGGCCCATATACTTTTCATCATGTGAATAAAAAGCGCCACCTACAATACCAATACGTTCAGTACCGTCTGCTAAGTAGTGCTTACCTGATTTGAATGTTTGAGTATGTCCCTGCACGAAAGAGAAACCAGCATTCTTCATCATAGTATCTATTTGTCCACCAAGTGGCGATTTCTTAGCGCTATGGACGTTTACAAAGAAATGCGAGAAACGAATATCTTCTATGACTTTAATTTGTAAGAAAGGGATTACTTCAAAACCAAGTTCCTCTAAGAACTCAGTTGTTTTGTCTTCAATGAAATCTTCAAGAATAGGATTTTCTTCGATTAGTCTAGGAATTCTAACTTGAGGATCGTGATTACCTACAATGTAGATAAGTTTTGGTTTATACCTTTTTTTCTTTTGAATTTTAGCTTTAGCGTTATACTCTCTTAAAGGCTCTAGGAGCTCTCTCATGGCCTCGTTGCCTGAATGCATATCTAGCCAGAGTTTATTCCCTTCAGCCTCTAGAGAGGTTGCAAATCGGTTTAAAGCAGGCATGTCCCAGTGGTCACCCATGTGTACAATGTACTCAGGTTGGTGCTCTACAATATAATTACCTGCTGCTTTAATATGATCTGTGTTAACACCAAACTTCACTTGCGTATCGGGAATAACTAAAATATCCATACTAAACTCACTAATTGATTAGGGAAGTTTGTATTTATATCAATTGTTTATCTTCTACACAACTTATGTATATCTACTTTAGTAGCTTGGTTTGGTAGAGTAGTAGCATCATTCCATGAAGGATAGAATAAATCTACTTCACCTGATAGCTTAACTTCATCATGCATAATCTCAGGCAATTCTTGCCAAGCCATACAATCTGGAAGATTGTCGTTAAGCCACTTAATAGCTCCAAGGTTATTCTTTACTATTCCATAGATTGCATCATGGATCATAGCTATGATCTTAATGTCATTCTTATAAGGAGAGGCCAGAAGTCTTTCTTGGAAATCTATACAAGCCCTGTTATTAAGTAACCCATAAGATTGACCTAATGCATTGCCTGCTGTTCTTCCTTCCGCAGCTGCTTCATATGGAGTAGCAGAGTTTCCAAGAATAGTTTGTCCTAATATAGGAGTACGTACCCTTAAACCAAATGCAGTAGTTATATATCCTACAGCGGAGGCAGCTTTTAATTTATCTGCTACCCATGCATCTGATACTGAATACATATCATGATAGGCTTTTTCAACTGCTTTGGCTTTTTCTGGTGACCATCCCAAATTATTAACCATGGTATGCCATGTACCTTGGTAAGTAAGTGCGAAAGTAGGTGCTTTAGATTCTTGGCGCTCATTTGGGTAAGTAGTTTTAATACTATTAATGGATTGTACGGTTTCTACTATATCCGGCATATTAGCACCAAAGTAATAATAAGCACGTAAACAGTGCCCGCAGTAGCCGTCTATATAGACTTTTAGTTTATTAGGGTCTTTAGTTGTTAGTGCGGATATTCTATCTTCAAGAGAAGCAAAGTCTGCACCAAACATAACCCATCCATCTGCTGCTTTAAAACATCTTTTAATATGCTTAGCGTAGGTAGATCCTGAAGGGATGTTCTGTAAATTCTTAATATTCGAGAGAGTGCGTTACTACTCTTTCCGTTCTCTTATGAACTGCTACATATCTCTATATAGAATAGACCATATCAACATCCAAAATGGATGCTTGCTGTTTCCAGTCACTTGACTGTACTCCCCTACGGGATGGTCGTTAGGCATTTAATTACATATTATGTTTCTGGGTCGATCATCTAAACCTAGTTGATCTAATGCCCAGTTAACATGAAGTGCTGCTTCTTCTTCAGTATTAAAACGTTTTTGATGGTAAGTTTTTCCATCAAGTCTTACCGCAGCTCTCCACTTATTTCTGCCTTTATCGTACCCCACATTGTGGTACTTACTTGCAGTAGATAATTTCAATCCTTTAGTTGGATTGTTATAAATCTTTAAACCATTATCGAGCGCATGTCGTTTATTTTCTGAAGAGCTAACCCATTCTAGGTTATAAACATTATTGTTTAGTTTATTACCGTCAATGTGGTTCACTTCTTTCTTTTCATCGGGATTAGGTATGAACGCTTGAGCCACTAATCTGTGGACTAAGCGATGTTTCCTATCACCTCCGGCAGTTAACTTAATAGCTACATAGCCTGAGTTTATGATGTAAGTCTTGAGATGCTTTTGTCTATTTTTTATAGTCCCATCTGAGCCTATTAAATAATATCCATTAGTATCTTCTATTTCTTTATATGTAATATTTAGCACGGGATTGTCCTCTGGTATATTAAACAATGTATTTTAATACATCGTATAGGAGTTTCCCCGTTTAAGCAAGTTTCGATATACCCTTACAGGTATAAAGCCCTATTGTTAAGGTTGGCTACTAGATAGTCTTCCTGATACGGTACCTCCTAGATTAAATGAACCATGTAAGTAATATACTCCATCCTCTTTCTTTACTGAGTTTTCAATAAAAGCTTTAATGAAAGTCCCAAGTATTTTACTTACTTCACCGAGCTCGATCAGAGTTTCGAATAGCTCCGTATGCTCATCACAAGTGGATCGATGAATAAGTTTTTTTAAAGTTTTAGCTCCTGTGGCAGGAAGCTTAGTATCAGTTAGATCTATAACTTCATATCCCAAGGTTTCATATATCAATTTTTGCAATTGAGGTCCTGAAGCCGGGTTAAACACAATGTATTCATAGTATTCAGGAGCCCTAGGAGCAGATCTTGGTTTAGTGGCCCTAATTGCATTGTCTTCTAGGCATGTTATTTCTCGCATTTGAGTAACAAATTCTTTGATAATGGGTAAATTATTTAATTTCTCAGATGCTTTATCTGCTATTGCAGTTAACTCTTTCTGTACATTAAATACTTCATCCATATCTAAAGGCATACCTGTTAGTTCCATTTGTAAGATAGTTCTCACAGATGGGAGCATAACGGTGTTATAGATCTCTTCTTGCTGATCCTGAAGCATTACAGGATGGTATTTATCTTTTACGAACAGAGTAGAAAGACAATCAATAAGGTTGTACCTGAGCAGATCACAAAGCTTAATAAGCTTGATATCATTGATGTCTTCTTCTGCGTAGTTTCCTGCGAATTCATGAGCATTTTCCTTTAATCCAAGAACATTACCTGCTGTGCTGTTAGTAGCTAAATAGGTAATGATCTTAGTATCATCTATGTTTTTCCCTAGAGTATTCAACCCATTTAACATACCTTCGTTATCTAACATATGATCCATGTATAATTCGTAAATGAGAACTTTTACATCGAAGTTAGCATTATGGTATGTAATCTTGCCTTTATAGGTATCAAAGAAATGTCTAAGCATTCCTTTAACAAGTTGGTTATCTACTTGGATTCCAAATTTATTTTCTGGAAGTTGTTTATAATCAACAGCAAATGCACCACCACTATGCTTATCCCAAGCAAAAGCAATAGTACCGATACCTGCTTCCCAGAACTTTAATGAGAAGGTCTCTATATCACATGCAAGTTCATCATATGCATGAAGAGAGTTTAGGAACTGAGAGATGCTTTCGAGCTCGCTAGGGTAATATTCGTATTTAATAATGTCTTTGCCTGGATCTACCTGAGAGCCCTTTATATGGCTTTCTAGTGTCTCTAGGGACATAGTTAACTTTTCTTGTAAACTGGGATCATAAAATAATTGTTTATAATTTATCCCTAGAATTACATTCATGTGTTCGTAACCTTTGATTGTACAAGGGTATACGTACCCTATACAGCCAGAGGTCTTACGTTGACCTGAGAGAACTTTAAAATATTCTGCATCAGCAACGTATAAAGTAGTTGTACCTAGGCTATCTAAAGACTTTAAGAGGGTTCCTAAGTACACTTTGATATCTGATACCTTAGGTTTTTTCTGTTTGTATTCAAGACTGAAGCTAATAACTTGATTACTTACATCTTGTAAAGGAGATATGTAATGTTTTTCTAATTCGTCTTTTATTAGTGCTTCTTGCTTAATCAGAAGTGCTATTGGGTATTTTGAGGCTGTCTGATGAATTATGTGATACATGTAGTTTTTTCTCTAATACAGTTACTTTGTCGGTTAATGATTGTATAGCCGCAATCATAGCAGTATTTAAGTTACCCTGGTTCTCATTAATAGTTGCCTGAGAAGTTAGCGCTTCTTGTATTTGTTTAGTACGTTCGGGCATGTTTATCCTAATAGAATGTTAGTAAGCTTTCGTTGAGCAACCATATTAAGAATATCGTCATTAGCTAATACCCTGCGTATTGCTACTTTATTTACAATATTAGCTAACTCTTCATTGTATATAGTGTATTTTTCAGGGAGAAGTTCTAAGAGTGCTTCAGGTAAGCATTTTAGTACCCCGTCTGCGTAAGAACAGGCAGCACATAGTTCTCTAAACCATGCTTCTAATAAACGCTTTTCTTCGCATAGGGCAGTGCGTTCTTCAATGATCTTATTCATTTCAATAGCTAAAGCATCATGTAGTTTTACACTAGGTGCCCAAGATTTTACTCTAGTATTTTTTCTATATTGATGGTTATTAAATACAATAATATCAAAATAGCCTTTTACCATTTCGTTATTTTTAACAAATATATTTTCCATATCTAAACAATTCGCTTTTATTTGTTTATCAAATAATTCAGATAAAATAGTAAGAGATATGTTCATTTTATTTATTGAAGCCACGGGCATCTTCCTGCCTTAGTATATAAAGTAATTTTTGGTATATGGTATTAAAGTCATGCGAATTAGTAGAAATAAAGATGCAATCGTCTTTTCGTAATATGCTTGTGGTAGGTACAGGTATAAAAGGGTTCTGGGTAAAGCTTATAGTAATAGGGGCTTTACAATAACAATCATCATTTGCCTCAAAACCAAGTAAAAGCAATTTCAATAAAAATGTAGCTTTATCCATTTTGTAAATCTGCCAGTAATTGCATATGAAAATTAATAGTATTGATAGCATGTGCGTAATCTGCAGGTCCTACATATTTATCATCCATGAATATAACTACATCTGCATTTGAAGACTCGGGTATACCTATAGCAATAGGACTATCAGGATGGGTATACGCTTCATCACAGTGCATACTGTCATAGTCTTTTTTAAGCCAGCCACCAATTAACATTTGCATTTGAAATTGTTCAGAGGTCATAGGAATTCCTTATTAAAGATCTAACTTATATTTTTTACATAGCCAAAGAATGTACTTCATTGCCTGGTTTGCTCTATGGAATCTTTGTGTTTTATGGGGATTTCTGCCATATCCGGGATATATGTAACTTATGCTGATATTGTGATGAGACAAAGTAATTTTTATCCGGGCATCAGCTACCTTATATACATTTTCTGTATTTGGCAGAGGAAGTATCCCTAGTAACATTAGTTTATTTTTAAAATTTGCTACTTGTATATTCATGTCACTAATTTATTTATGTAGGTAATGGCTTCGTCACTAGAAGTAAATCTACGTTGAGTAGATGCTAAGAAAGATTCATAATATTTACTTATATTACGATCTACATAATTTACTGCAATAGCGGGCCTACCATATAGTGTACAAGTGTGGATACGAAGTAGTCTATGCTGATTGGGCAAAGGAGGTATATACAATGCTATACGAGCATTAGAAAAGTGACTGCCTTCTGATATAGGTTGAGCCCCTAATAACATTGCGTGTAATTTAACCTGTTCAAAGGTGTCTACCATGGTTTACTCGCTAATTTACATTCGCTATGCACGTTCTCGTCACTGAACATACATATTGGTTTATTATCCTTTATAAGTAATAAAGGGCATTCTTTGCATTCTTTCAGACTACGTTCGTCTGCTAAATCGTGTAATACATTTACTGCTGTTATTGTATTAGTCATATAGTAATAAGGGACTCCGTAGAGTCCCTCCTTTGTTATTATTCTTTTTCTTCGGAATCACCAAGAACTTTAGGTATAGTATCAGTAAGTTCTTTAAGTATTGCCTTCATGGCTTTCTTTTGCTCTTCTTTAGGAAGCTGATCAAATTCATCAGGAGTAGGAATTTTATACTCTCCTTTTTCTGGTTCCTTTGATGCACTAAATGCACTATCTAAGGCTTCTATTAATTCTTGTAATGCTGCGTTTGCTCCATCATGCTCCTCGGCATCACAAGTACATGTTGAATCTGGTAGATCAGGAGTATGTTCGTCAATACCGCCATCATGATTAGGTAATAATTGACGATGTTGAATCCAGTTAGTGAAGTTACCTGATTGTAAAGTAGCATTAGTATTAATACCTGTAATACCCTCAGGCAGGTTAGCCATTACTGTTGCCAATGGAAGATCTGCAGCGGCACCTAATAGGTTACAGCATCCTGTAGGAGGCACTTTAGCTTGATGCTCACTAGGCGAAGCATGTACCTTAGCTCCATCAAATAATTTAGGGATAATACTATCTGCTTTCTCTAATGAGGTATCTAGTTTACGATATGAGGTTTGTGCACAAGCACTCATAGAAACTTTAATAGCGTGTTCTAGGCACACTTGTTGATGTCCTTCCTCGGTAGTAACAAAGTACTCTAGATCACCATTTACAGCTCTGTGGCGACGAATAAACGGTACATGATATTCATCTGCTTCCAAGTCCATAATTTCTGCATTAGCGCGAGCCTCAGCTATCTTAGTGGCTAATTCCTGAATCTCAGGTTGGGCTGCTTCATCCACACGAAGCCAGTCCCAATTAGCCCAATCAGTTGATGTAAGTACGATACGGCAATTTTGAAACGGAGTAAGGTAACGTCCTGCATTTTGTTTATGTACGCCTAAGGTATCCATGGTATTTGCAGCTGATGTTGCACAAATCATGTAATGCTCATGTACAGCATTTAAGACTTGTACTTGAGCCTCATTAGTAATAATGTCACCTGACATGCCTTTACCCTTCTTAGTCCAGATAGGCTCAGCAGGAGCATTCAATAATTGATCTATTGCTTTACTTACAGGTACTGCACGAGCACTTGAGCTATTACGGCTAAATGCTCTATGAGTTAATAGTTGATTTAAAATTGTTAATGGGAACTCGCATACTAATGTATGAATTTCTACATTATTAGCGCGAGAAGCTTGAATTGATTCAACTGTAATCATTTAATTTGTCTCTTTTGTTTTTTGAGTCGTTGGGGTGGATTATCTTTATTTTCTAAATACTGCAATACTAAATCGAATATAAAGGTAATTTGTACACTTCTTCGTTCGTACATCTTATAACGGGATCTCATTGCATAAGATGAACCATATTCACAATTATCGTATAGATATATACTAAATGCTTTATCTAAGTACCAGATATATTGGGTACTGCCTGCATTGGTAGTTTTAACTTTATCTGGAGGAAAACCTAATAAAAGCATTTTTGCATTAAAATCTTCAATTAGCATGAGTTGTTCCTATGTAGGGCTATTAAAGATCTGTAGTGTCATAATCAATAGTAGTCCCAAAGTTTACATGTGCACCTGGGTTATTAACTACGATCCATACAACCGGGTATCCCGGATCTTTCTGGATTTCTCTGCAATAGAGATCAGAAAATACCACTAACACTACTGGCTTCTTCTTTTCATAGTGTTCGAATACAGGCTCTAATGCTGTACCTCCACCACCTGAGAACTTAACAGAGGAAATATCTTGGTCCCGAGTTAAAGAGGTAACATTATTGATGCGAGTATCAAAATCAATAATAGTCATGATTTCTGGGTCAAGATTTTGTTTAATAGAATTCATCTCTGTAAGGAAGGCCTGAAACTCTGCTTGAGATACTGAACCAGAGGTATCAACTGCAAATGCTATTTCTCCTACGGCTTCGCTATATGCACTAGGTAAGAAGTGATCTGGGAAAAATCTACGATTCGGTTTTCTCCATGAGAAATCATCTTTAGCAAATGCATTCATATAGTTTTGAAGAATGGTTCTCCAATCCAGTTTAGGGTTCAGCATTTCCTCTAGGTGGCGTTTAACATCTCCGGGAATACTACCAGCTTGGTTTTTCATTTCGGCTTGTGTAGCAGCTCTTACAAGCATATCATTAATAGCATCATCTCTTGCTTTCATCTGAGCAGGAGATTCTGCCTTAGCTTGTCCATTGCCGTTAGGATCACCTTGACCTGGTTTTAATACAGAGTTACCAAATGGGTCATTATTACCTGAACCACTACCTGAATTATTATTGTTATTATTGTCTTTAGGAGAATCAGGAAGTAATCCATATACCTCTTCAGTACACTTTTCCGCATACTGGGTATCTGCAAGAGATGTATCAGGTAATTGGTAGTCTTCTTGCATTAAAATGTTATTAGTTACATGAGCACCTGCATTTTGGAATCTCTGCTCATCACGTATGCCTTGACGGGTTGGGTGTTTAAGAGCTACACGCCATGCATTATGAGCAAGCGTAGCCATAAATTCTTCTTTCTCTAATGTATCCATATACTCAGGATTCATGTAAATACACTCACCGTCAGTACCTGAATACTTAACTTTATCTGTCCATACATGTTTTAAGGAAAACAGAACAGTAGTTAAAAATACTGAATTTTTCTTATTCATCAAAGCTATCTTAGCTTTATCAAATTTCTTTTGTAGCTCAGCTTCACATACTGGCTTAGATGGATTAAGGTCAGCTTCTACGATAGGTAAATTAGACATTAAGTTTCCTTGAATATTATGTGTTTAAAGGGTCTTAGGATTCTGGTATACCTAATAACTCCAGAATACGCTGATAAGTAAGGTAAGGGGATTTATATGTTTCTACTCTACCTAGGCCTCTTGTAGGGGTTGTTGTAGTAGTAGGTTGAACATAGTAAGTACCTTCGATAGTTGACTTTACTAATCGATACTTTGAATTTATCATCCATGCAGTAAGCGGAGTTTCAGAAGGATCTATAAAAGGTATTTTTTCTACTTTTTGTATACCAAGAAGAACGAGCTGAAGCTCGTACTCCTTAGAGGACATTGCACTATTAAATGAGGTAGCTTGCATTAGCCATAGTCCATTTATTTACTTCAGGATTAGAAATCAAAGAACGATCATTCTTGATTACAGCTTGAAGTGTAATAATCTGGAATTCAATATCTAAACGCTGAGTAGCTGTAACCAATGCGGTAGCATTCTTAGCATCGAAGTGGTTAGAGATTAGTCCAGCAATCGCATACTTAACATCTGGCTCTGTAGGTAGAGGGAATGTAGTAGGATTTTGGATAATTTGATCGATGGTAGGTAGGCTCTGGAAAATACCGCAGAAACCAAAGAATTCCGCTCCTGCTCCATCACCTACAGTACCACATAGCATTGCATAGTGATCCTCTCTAGTAAGTACAGATTCGCCTTTGATTAACTGACTTACAAATTCCCATGTGCGTGGGCAGGGGAAAGTACGGTCACTATGGTTAGGATCGAACTTTTGAAGCATATCGTTTTTATAATTGATATACGCAATTACACGAAAATCAAACTTAGACTCGTGAGCATGATCAATCCATGCATCTACATCTAATGCTAATCCAAAATGGATCATACGTGACTGCATAGCAGTAGACATATCGTTTACAATAGCACCGTCTGTCTTAAGATTGCCTGCAGCCATCTTATAGACTTTAGGGTGCATCTTATGTAAACCAACTTCATGATCTAGTACCAATTTATACCTTGTGTTCAGTTTAGTTCGTTAGACTAAACCCGTGCAGTCAGATCAAACTACACTGCTGCATGTCACCATGCAGAGCAGACCATATCAACCTCTCAGAAAGAGGGTTACCGTTTCCACCCACTTGGGTGTACACCTTGCCAAAGGTTGGTCGTTGGACATTTAAGGAAAATTACGATTACGCTCAGTATCCCCAATACTATCTAGAATAGAATCTACATGCTTTGCAGCTTCTTCTTCTGTATAGAAAGTTTTCCAGCCATACGAGCTTTTACCATTATATCTGATGGATGCTGCCCATTTCTTTTTGGCTCTTGGGTTCTTTACATAAGTCACATTATTAAATCTAGATGTACCTACTTTAGGTACCAACCCATTACGAACAGCATGTAGCTGATTGTGTGTGGGATTTGATATTTCTAAGTTGGTATCAGCATTGTTTTGCTTATTGCCGTCTATATGATTTAATTCTGTTCCTTTTATGAAATTTGGTTTAAAAGTCATTGCTACTAGTTGATGTACAGTGAATGTTTTAAGTTTTTTATCCATCGTGGATAAAGCAATTATAGAGTAACCTCTATGATTCACCTGCGTCTTTAATAACTTACCTTTTAGTATTCTCGTACCGCCTTTACAGGGCACTTTTCTAGTAATACTTCGAATCATACCTTTATTAGATATCTCGTATTTAGTATCCAGTTCTGGAATACCTTTCCAAATTTCACTCATAATTTTACCTATTTAGTAACAGATTGACTTACATATTAGTTTATATACGCTTGTAATACAAGCAATATAAGGTAGTAAGTGTTTCCTGTTTTAGGTAACTTTAGACATAGGATCTCTCCTATGAATGCCTATATTTAAGCGGCTGCCTGAACTGATTTAGCTGCTGAATTGATTTCATCTAATAGAAGTAACCATCCGTCATATCCATCAGGGATTTCATCGCCTTCCATAGGGAATGAGTCCATAGGTACATAACTTGCTTTAGTACGGTCTTCACTAATCATAGGAAAACCATTCATATCAGTTACATCGCATTGGCTTAAGCGTAGATCTAGTACTTTTAAGTTTTGTTCTTTAGCAATCTGCTTAGCAATACTGGATTTACCAATACCTGGGCTAGATGTAAGCATAGGAGTAAGTCCTCGAGACATTACATGCCATAGCTGTTTAGGTGCTTCAGTTGCTGTAATTTGGATTAGATTTGACATTGCTATATTTTCCTTTTGTTTATTTATAAATTACTTATTCATAATTACAGTCGGAGACTGTATTAAAGAGCTTCTGCTGTACGAATAGCTGCAAGTGCTTCTGCGTCCCCAGATAGCATAATAGTATCTTCTAGCTCATCGACTTTTTCTATTAATTCTACGGCTTTATCGCGATTGATTTTAAAGTGGAAGCTATGTCCTCTTTGATAGTCCTTTTTACCACTAGAGAAGTAAATATTGCTAAGATTGGATACAGGATCTTCTGTAATACCTAGTTTTCTCTTTTTAGCTTCTTTGCTTTTAGAAAAATCGTATAAATCAGTAATCTTAAAACTACTTCCAATTTTACTAAGTTTGGTTTTACTGAAGGGAGTTGCTTTACCTGAAGTTATTGCTCCTACTATTTCAGTAGGAGACAGGCTTACACTTTTTATATAGGAATCGAAACGTTCTCTGTCTGTTTTCTGTAAAGTATCTAGCTTTTTACTAATAATAGTACGTATACGTAAAATAGCATGGTTTTTCTGTGTTTGGTTCATAATAAATTCCTTGTTTAGGGTATAGGGTATATATAGTATTTTTTGTTACGTTTTGAGAATTTAGAATCTCGGTTTTGATAGTTTTCATTACTATCTAAAAATTCACTAAAATGATGGAAATCCTGACACCATTTCTACTCATATAAGCAGCATATTAACTGTCCATAATAAAGATCCTTTTACTAGTTAATTTTCTTTTTAGGGGAGTACAGACGCGGAGCGTCTAATCAAACCACTCTTGGTAATTCTCAGGTACTTCTAAAGCTCCTGCTGCGAAGAATAGTCTAGTACGTAATCCAGTAGGGAATTTAGGTTTCTTACCTGTAAGGGTAAATACAGATTTACCTACTGATATTTGGTATGTTGATTCAATAACTCCTAGCGCTCTTGCTAAAAGGAGTTCTTCTTTAAAGTCAGATTCTTCATTTATATATTTAATGAATGCTTCTACCATGCCTTCCGTAAGCTCTTGTTTACCTCTTACCCAAGATGAAGTATCTTCTGGAATATCTAGATATCCACTACTGATGATAGACTGCATTTCAATACGACTGTGTAATTCAGCTAGTTTTGTAGTAATCAGTTTATTTATTTTTTTATAATTAGCTGATTTAACTAGCTCACCTTCGTATGGCATATTGTGAGCAATAATACTGTCTATATCTGCAGATATTAGTAAGCCCGGTATAACGGGTAAATCACCTAGCATTGCATATTGAGATGTACGTTGATATTTAGTAGCTTTAAATATGCTAGTTGGATATATTGTTTCGTTTATAGAGACTAAAGGATTTGAACCAGTGCAGCTAAATACGCCTCGATATTCATCAGATACTATAGCCAAGTATTTAGTTAAGTATTTTGCAGTGTTATCAAGACGCATTATAGAGTTACCAAGATTATAGCCCTTTATCTCTATTCCTTTAGAAAGGGCATCATTTTTAATATTACGTACGATCTTACATAAGTCATTAACTGATCTATGTAATCCAGAATGCATGGCAACAAATGCCTGTTCATGAGGCACTGTATAATTAGTAGATTTAAATATCTTTTTACCTGTAGGGAATTCTTGTAATTCTATCTTCATTGTTGGGTCTCATTGATTCTATCTAATAGAGGGTTTAATTTCTGATGTGAATTAGTACATCCATTGGATTCAATGGCTGAAACTATCTTTTGGGCTGCTTGATTTCTGCTTTTTATTTGATCATTGGAAGCTAATGTAATGGCTACTAAGAGACATATATAAAAAATATCTCGCATATTTATTTCTTTTGAAAAAAATTAATCCATATACAGGCACCGGAGGTGCCCATATATGGGAATAACTTAACTAAGGGGATATTCGGAATCTTTAATATAATCCGATAGATTATCGATTTTCTTTTTGATGGATAGATCTAATCCAGTAATTTCACTTAGGATACTGCCAAGTAAATCCATATCAGCTAATTCACATAGGATATCTATATAGTTTTGACGTACTTCGTTCATATACTTAGGTGATGCGCCAAACGCATCAAATACGCATAGCAACTCAAAGCCTTGCTTATGTGCTCTACGAATCATTTCCCTCTCAATCCATGCATCTATACTCTGCACAATATTAGCTGCAAGAGAGACACCTGTATCTGTAGGGGCATTGATAGTAGCGTTATAGGTAAAAGAACTACCTAACTCGTCTACCTCAATCTTAGTACCATGAACTTCTTTCTTTACTTTAACTTTAGATACGCATCCATCAGGTAGAGTCCATTGATGATATAAGACATCTGATTGCCAACATCCTTGTACGTCTTCCAAGTATTCAAGAGCACTGGGAAATACATCTTTAAGTGCCCTATAGAAAGCATCTAATTCAGGAGTACCTTCACCAAATACTTCCAGTGGCTTAGCTTTACTCCCATAGAAGACCGTCATTGTTGGGGGTTTCATGAGTGATCGAGGAATCTCTACACTAGTATATTTATTCATAGCTGTAGTAGCATTTCCATAACCGTCTTCTCGTTTACCTGTATTAATTAGGTTCACTTGAGAGGCAGTAATTTTACAGCCCATAAGACAAGCCATGATTTGTAAACCTGATGCAGTAGCATCTATATACATAACATGGCCTGTAGCTTTGCCGTACCTAGCGTCATGCATAGCTATGAGTGCTTTCTTTGCTAGGAAAGGCTCATCTGCAGATTCCCAATCAAATTCTTCCTGTGCATCATACCAAGCTATACGTTCATCCCATGTAAGCTTGTCATGTCCAAAGCAATTAGCAATATCAATCTTTAAGTAATCTAGTCCACTAAATAGCTGCATTACATCATCTCCTTAAGTTTGGTTATTACGTCCTCCTCTACGAATAGCAAAGGAAGTTCTGGATCTACTTCTGTATTAAATATTTGAGGTATTACTGATCTACGTACATGCATGATGCTACCTGTACGATATACATCAGATAGATTCTTTACACGATCGGCATTGATATTTGATTGGGTTGGATCAATGGCTACAAGTGCTATGTACTCTTCTGTGAGATCATCACATGATTTACATAAACCGTAACCAGTGACAGTCTCATCTTTAGGTATATCTTTAAGTTTTTTATGGATTAAAATCCCAGTATTGTGCTCGTGTACTTCACCGCATACAGGGCAAACATTCTTTTCCATTGCAACATAGTTATTAGACATCGTATTTTCCTTACATATAAAAGAAGTAACTTAATGGGTAGGACATAGGTATACCGTCAACATCTACGGTGTACCTGCCCCCTTTGATTTCAATTAATGGGTATATCTCATGTTTTCGTATAGGCCCTACAGTCTTAATTGCTTTTACTCTTCGTCCTTTTGTAGGGCCACTAATACTATTCTTTATCATTTGTAGCTACCGTTAAGATTTTCTTTTGTGTATCCATAGCACCAGCTAGACCTATCGAAGCTAATTCTTTCATGCCTTCTATAGTGGTAGGATCTATGTCTACTCCTTGCACAGATTTGCCTTCATGTATGGATTCAAATATCCGCACATTTCCTCTAGCTAATGCATTGTATATACCCATGATTTCTTCTAATTGCTTAACATCTTTTACAACTTTTTTATACTGAGAAGCGTAAGCTGCATTCTTAAAAGTTAGATGTAATGCATAGATAACTGAGGCTATGGTGATTGCTAATAAGACATTTTCATTCATGTTAATATTTCCTTTTTAGTTAATTCAATGATAGATCGTTTGTATTTACTAGATTGATAACTACAGTGGTATCCTTGACAATACATGCGCAGGCGCTGATCTACTCTATGAGTAAGATAGAAGCCATTACCTGCAATAAGTAAGTCTTGGTATACCTGTTTGCTAGACTCTTTCATAATCATAAAATTAGATATCTTTTCAGGAGTATCTAATTCTTTACTAGGTGCTTCTTCAATTTCTAACATTCTTGGTTCAAGAGATAACTGAATATTATTTCTAATATTAATTACGTCTAAAGGCATTTTCCCACGATGAGTATTACCTTTAAGCATTATTGGTTCATGGGCACCAGCAGTTAGGTAACCACAATCCCAGTTATTTCTGATTTCATTAGGTTTACATATGAGAGGTGGTAAATACTTTACATCAGAGATGTATTGTACTACCTCAGGAGATAGGGCATATTTACATGTTACTAAGGCACTACCAGTAACACTTGCTGATGGTTTGATTACATCATATAAATCGCTATTACATACTATTGTAACAAGCTCTGCTGCAGTCTTAACTCCATCAAATATATCCGGATACTTTAGTACATGAGCCAGTCTCCCAGCTACAGATTGGATAGTAAGGTATCCATTAGGTACACTAGCAACAGGTAATATGATAAGAAGTATTTCATATACAATATCATCAATACTTAAGTCTAATTCTCTTAAATGAGCTATACGCATATCCTTACTAGGAAAATACTTTTGGCTCATATAATTCTGAATCAGCTGACAAGCAGTATCGATTTTATCTCCGAAAGTATTATTATCCATTTGGATAATTTCTTTCATAATCTTCTCTCGAACATTGCGCTTAGAGAATTTATCTTCAATTACTACTTGCTCTAGTCTTAACATAATATTTCCTCAAATATTAAGAATTCATTTGGATTGATGGGTTCCATGCGCTCTAGTAATGCATACATCTCTTTATCATTAGCTGCATACACACAGGTACATGGTGTCAATTCACCAATCATTAATTTGTCATGATTAGTAGAGAACACTAAGTATTTCTTAAGCTTTTTCTTTTTGAAGAATTGCATAACGCTAACTCCTTTGAAATTTCAATTTGAATAATCATGGATTTACACTCCATTTCTAGAATATCAGTCCAATACTTTAAAGCTAATTCTGAGGGGATTACAGAGACTTCTGTAAGAAGCGGTACCATATGTCCCCTTACTTCTATAATCTGCTTACAGAGCTTCTGGTGAAGCCTCAGCATAGCTATATACTTCTGGTAAGGGAACTTACCCTTTATGTACATATGAAATTACTGTCTTACGGCGAGTGACGCCATTCTCAATTGATACTTTCTTAGTAATTACTTTAATCATTACTATCTCCTTAATAGAATTGTTAGTTTTTCTGCTTTAGTCATGTTATTTAAGTTTTCTTTTTTCTCTGCTAAACGTAGATCCATAACTGTAATATAGACACGAATATCGGTATCTTTCATTGCTAGGTGGTGTTTCCACTCTCCCGTTGTTAAAAAAGAAGTATGCACATTTGTAGTTATATTTTTTCGGTGTATCAAAACACCCGTATAGTACCTAAGAATATGTCTACTTTTTCTTTTATGGGTTAAGTTATACTTAATACCTGTAAGCCTACCTGCTGACATATAACTGTCTCCTTAACATAAAAGAATAAAGGAACCCGAAGGCTCCTTTAATGGATTGATCCTAAAGCTCTAGTTGCTTAGGTTCGTGATCTACTAATGCAATATTTGCAGTGATTTCTAGATCAATATCTTTATTTTCACCTACCTTTACACCTGATTTAGCAAGTAAAGCTTCTGTGATCTGGTGACCACGATGAAGAGGAATACCTCCAAGCTTATGGGCTTTACCATTCTTATCAGTAACAGATAGATTTAACCAAGCATCAGCCTGACGTACGCCATTTTTCATTACTGGTTTAGGTGCATTGTTTTCTTGAATAGCCATAATATTATTTCCTTAATTAAGAATTAAATTTGTGGAATGATTTCCATTTCTAGGCGGAACGCCTAACGGAGTAACGTAATCACTAAGTAATTAGCTACGAAGACGAGGAGTAACTGTGTTGTGTGCTTTGAGAGTGGTAGTCCCCGAAGGGACTAGATAGATAACATAAGCATTAGACCAAAGCTGGCACCTAGAGCAAATATAACTAAACTACCTATAAAATTATTTGATTTCATATTACATTTCTCACTTAAGTAATAACATGTAAACTTCTTCTTGTTTGGTTTTAACAGTTCCATGAAATAGCTCTAATACGATTTCTAATCTAACATCTCCCTTTTTGGGTTTATCGTATACAATCCATTGGCTATTTGTGCACTTAGTTATACATAGCTGTGAGTCTGTTAAATCACTATACCAATCATATGTAATAACCCCAAATTCTGAATGTTCTATTACAGGTATTAACCTCTCCTTATCGGTATCAAAGAAGAATGGTTTTTTCTTATTGCTTGTATTATTCACTTTTATCTCCTAACAATAGTACTGCCATATGTTCAGCAGGTGTATGAGGACGTTCATTAAATAGTACAACTGGTAATCGGATGTCTGAGTCCAATAGATACTTTTCATTTACCCACACCCCTTTAGTAGTTTTGGTTATCCAATTGATACTTTGGAATTTAGTTCCTCTATAGTAATACTGAGAAGTAATGCTATAGCTGACAAGTCCTTCTTTTTTATCTATCTGGTCTACACAAGGCACTAAGCCTTTTAAGGCAGCACTGTACATACGAGATACTTCCTTTCTAGTTAGTACTCCATTAATACAGTATTGACTTAATTCCTGTCGTAGGTCTGATAATTGTCTACTATTGGGTAATTGAATTTCTTTCTTTATGCCTTTCAACAGTAGCCTCCTTAAGTATTGCTATACGGTTACCATTATTCTCGCCCCAGTTCATAATCTTTCTGGTTTGAAGAGATATGATTAATCCTTTACGTGTAACTAGATACTCAGTATCCCTGTACACTACATGAGTAGCAGGAGCACGAGGTATATAAGTTAACTGGGTTAGTTTTACGAATCTCTTACCTACCACAGGAGACAGGATATGTGCCTTGTCTGCTATGATAGCTAATATAATAAATGGTTCAGATTTATACTGAACATAGGTACCTATTTGCATCATGTTTGGCTTCCTCGTAATAGTAATTGAGTCATTTTTTCTGCGGGAGTCATATTAAGTAGTGAAGCATTGCCATCACCGTCGATTAACACTCTTTCCCTTATTTCGTGATCCTTCATACCCTCAAATGTACACCACTCTCCGGTAGTCAGTTTCCAGATAAGAAACCTTACATTTAAATAACGTGAATGTAGAAACAGACATACTTCTTTATTTCTTTTAGCTAATGGTTGACGTATTCCCATATCAGGAGGAAACATATTTACTCCCCTACGTACATATCTATTACTATATCTTCTAACTCATCTAGGGATAACCAATCGCAATTAGATAAGTCCCATGCATTATCTAATTCAGAGTTAAGAATGTGATTTATTAAATACTGTTGGTACATTGCTAAATTCAATTTAATGTTCATTAGGTATCCTCTTTATCAGGTGGGATGTGATCGTAGCGGAGCTACGGAATAGGGATATCTATTCACAAGATATATAGGTTATTTATTCCCATATATCTCATGAATAGTAATTGATTTATTTAGTTTCAACAGATACGCTGAACACCGAGCGGCGCTGTTAGTTATCTACTAGTCCTCCATTATCTTCTATTACAGATTCAATTACTTCTCTAGGTACGTACGCGTACACAGTATCTGTAGGTCTATCAGCATCTTCTATATATTCCATTAATGCTTCAACACGTTTAGTAGGAAAACCTACTTCAAAGTGGGTGTAGTGTGAATAGGACTTAACAGGTGAGTTCTCACGAGGAGTACAGTAATGATAATCTCCGGCTTGTACGCTCATCCTTAAACCAGACTTACATATGACTTCACCTGTCATTTGACGTCCATGACGTCCTTTGTAATTTGCATCTAGGTATTTGTTTAATTCAGACATAGTTATTTCCTTAGTTATTTATTAAATTTGATTTTATGTTCTTGGTAATCATTCCCTATACGTGGATATCCCATACCTGCTAGTAACATGTTTTCAGACATGCTGTAGTCAGTATCGTATAAATGATGGGTATTTATGTACTGTTCTATGCATCTATTGAAATGATATTTACGATACTCAGGACAACGAGTATTCAAATATGAGGTAAGTCCATAAGGCCCTGTTTCACAGCCTATTTGTTCACCCCTTACATTCCAGCTTCTGTTGTAACACCATGCAGTAATCAGAGGCCCACCATCATTAGGGTCAATGACTATACGAGTAGATGTAGGTGAAACATGTAAGGTTATACCGTTAACGTTTGCTTTATTCATGAAGTATGCCTCCAGTTTGTTAGTTGATTCTTTCCATTTTTAGACGGAACGTCAGCAGAGTTTGTGATTACATAAAAGTTTAGGAAGAAGAGTTTATAAGATCTATCTTAGGATCTGTCTTAATGTGTTGTGTTGTGTGCCCTTAAAAAAGATTAATACCCCACAGCCGTTTAGGCTATAGGGTATGTATCGGTTACAGATCTACAGTTTTAGTAGATGCAGTAGCTTCAAGGTTTGCAAGCTGTTGTTTTAATTCATTAGTTCTAGCAGCACCCTCTAATTTCTGTTGATTATAGAAGTCTTCTGATGCTTGCTCTGCAACCTTAGCTAGGTTATCACTAGCAGTAGCTATACGGTTCACTGCAGTAAATAGAGTGAAGAATGTAGCGAAGAATGCGTTAAGTGCTTTAATCATAATAGTACTCCGAAGATTAATTAAAAAAGAAAAGAAAAGAATGAGTACCTAGATAGCCCTAGGATTTGGGATAGATTTATTAAACGACGAGCTATGCCGTTGTTGGTTTGTTGCCTCCAACTAGCGGTACGATTACATTAGGAGCTGTACCTACTCCATTTTTAGGCGGTACGCCTTGTTGTTTATATATAAAGACCGGGGGGGTAGTTAGGTTTTAGACTAAGAATCTATCTAGTACTGGACTCATACTAAATTATAAAAATTTCATAAAAACCTGGATATATCTATTGTTAACTTATGTAACAGGGTATAGAATAAATATATCAAAGATACTTATATGTAAGATAAGTAGGGGAGAGATATAATGAAAGTACATGAAGTAGAACTAATCTATGTAGATGAGAGTTCCCAGGTAAAAGATGTTATATACAATCCTACTTTAAGAGGAAGTAAGTTAGATGGTATGAGACCTAGGATTGTACTGGTTCATAGGCATCTATTGGAGTACATTGGTTTAGAGAGGTATCTACAAGTCATGGATGCATTACATATAATGGAGCATCCTAGGAAAATAGTGTACTTCATTACTGATGGCTTAAATGAAATGAGTGATCCCCTTACACAAGCAGAAGTAGTAGATATTCAAATGAATCATAATGGTTATAGCTATAGACTGAGATAGGCAATTCTATCTCAACAATATAAGGCTGGCTTATATGGATTCTCCTGTGTTAGTAATATATGCAGATAATAGTATACAGGCAGTATGGCTACCCGCTGGGATTAGTGTATATGGTTTAATGACAATAAATGGCATGGCTCATTGGTTTATGCAGAACTATGTGTATAACAAGCCTGTTAAGTGTGTGGGTATTGTGTTTAGTCAGGTATTTGATTATCTGTGGCAGCAGGTATTTGAGAGCTCAGCTAGAGGATATGCTCCTGTTTATAGTGCTTTTGCTGGTGAGTTCTTAGAGCAGGTGCTTGATACGTTTTTACAAGAGACTGAGGAAGTAGATCCTGTTATGTGTAAGCTCCACTTTAATAATCTTGGTTTGGTGAATGTATGATGAAAGTTACTGATTACGTGTATTTGTGGGAATGCGGTCATGTAGAGATACTGGATCAAGTGTATAAGGTTAGGTTTTTAGGTGAGAAGCCAGTGATGATTGGGTATGTTCCTACTGGGTTAAATAAAGAGGATGCTAGTAGGGTTATACAGGCCCGTAGAGCTCTTGTTGAGAAAGGGGTAGTAGTAGACCTGAAAACAGTAGGGTTCGCTAGGGAAGCTATGTATGGAGCTCTGATAGCTGATAAAGATGAATTGGTTAGTTGTCCTGCTGAAGCTAGTGCTCAGCTTACCCTTGCCCTGGGGGTAGCGTAGAGCCCGAAGGCGTAGCCGAGAGGGCTCAAGCGTTTAAATTAAATAATATGTTTGTAACTAAATATAAATAAGAAAAAACCCCCTACCTCAAATTAACAGATAGGGGTAACCCCGTTAGGGAACGCTGCAACGCGTTATTTATGTAATGATATACGAGAACCTAGGATAGTACTATAAGTCTGCATAGTTTCTAATTGGGACTTAAGAAGTCCTTGTTCTGCTTTAGATACTCCACTCATTTCTCCACGAGTAAAAGTAAATAGAGCTTTAATTTTCTGATCGAGCTCAAATCTTTCTTTAATCATTCGATCAAGAAAGGACTCCTCTTTTACTTCAGGTTCAGGTATTACTACTGCTTCCGCTACTTCCTTGGCTTCAGGCGTAGCTTTTTTAGCTCTTTTCTTGGCAGGTTTTTTGCCTTTTACTTCTTCTAAAGGTGATTCACTCATTTTCTTACTCCAATTGGATTTTACTATATAGAACCGATACACTAACTCAAATTCAATGAGGAGTATAGTATGACAACAGCACTAACTATGAGTCAATTCCAGCAAGTACTTCCTGTACAAGCAAAAAAAGGAATGAACCAGCAGATACTTAATCAAATTAATACTACCCTAAGTGGTATGACTGATCCTATATTTATGGAGAATTATCGGGATAATCTTCTTGGTTTTGCTTCTGTAATGAAGGACGGTAAGTTTAAGATGGAATCTTATGTAGATGCTGTAAGGTATGTATCTTATAAACTTCTTGGTGATACTAATATAGCAGCGTATACTAAGACTTTCCCACAGAGGTACCAGCACTTTATTAACTCAGGTACTTCAGATAAAGATATCGCTAGTTATGTTAGTGCGTACAATAAAAATAAGTTAGTGAATCTGGTTTGGGAACAGAGTTCAATCCCCTTTCATGTATATAACCAAGATATACGACAGCAGGCATTAGAAGTACAAGTAGATCTGATGCTTACAGCTAAGTCAGAAAAAGTAAGAAGTGATGCAGCTAATAGTGTAATGACACATCTTAAAGGACCAGATCAGACTCAAATAGAATTGGATATTGGGGTTACCCAAGATACTAAATCCATTGATTCTCTTAGGGCTTCTGTACAAGCACTTACTGACATTACAAGAGATCAAATATCTAAAGGTAATATGACTGCTCAAGAGGCAGCACATGCTAAATTAATTACTGAACCTGATATTTCAGATGCGGAGATTATAGACGATACTCAGTAAAGATGGTCCATACTTACTTAGAGATAAGAAATTTGGGGGCCACGTAGATAAAACAATTATTTATATAGTTGGACTGCTAGATTCTGCAAAAGCTCTTTTGGTATTCCATTATGACATTTCTTCTCTTGGGGAGTTTGAAATTCTAGCTATAGGGTATCGGAGATTTATTTAGGTAAATTGCTGCCTATACAGCCTCAGCTTGTACTGGGGCTTTTTTATGCCTATTATCTATACCAACTAAGCAAGAGATTAGAATAATGAATACTACATCCCCTAAGACTGTGGTCGATTACTTAAATGAGGTTAATTACGCATACAATGACCCGTATATACCAACAGAGTTCGCTACAGAATTTGTAAATTTTATTAAGTTAGTGAATGGTACCGAAGGAGAAGAACACTTAACTCCTGTGGTTCACTATAAGATGTTGGACCAAGTACCGGGCATGACAAAGAACATACTGAATATGTGTTCTCGAGGATTAGCTAAAACTACTGTAATGGGCGAATACCTATTTCTGTACTTAGCTGTATTTGGTTCAATTCCTGGATTCGGTAAAGTAGATCTCGCTTTGTATGTATCTGACTCTATGGAAAACGGCGTTAAGAATATGCGCAAAAACCTAGAGTATCGTTGGGAGAATTCTGAGTTTCTCCAACAATACGTACCTAAAACAAAGTTTACTGATGCTAGATGGGAGTTTACTAATGTTGATGGAAAAACTTTTATTGTTAAAGGCTATGGTGCCAAGACGGGTGTTCGTGGTAGTAAGGAAATGGGGCAACGGCCTACTCTGGCTGTTCTTGATGATTTGGTTTCTGATGAAGATGCACGATCAGCTACCGTTATTGAATCAATTGAAGCAACCATCTATAAAGCAATCCGATATGCTCTCCATCCAAGCAAACATAAAATTATCTGGTCAGGTACACCATTTAACGCAAGGGACCCTTTATATAAAGCTGTAGAATCCGGTGCATGGAAAGTTAACGTCTACCCTGTATGCGAATCTTTTCCTTGTTCTAGAGAAGAGTTTAAAGGTGCATGGCCCGATCGATTTACCTATGAATACGTAGAGGAGATGTACGAGACTTCCGTACGTTCCGGTAAACTAGACACCTTTAACCAGGAACTTATGCTTAGGGTAATGTCAGATGACGATCGCTTGATTCAGGATCATGACCTTGCATGGTATTATCGTAAAGACTTGCTTAAAAATAGGTCCGTATACAATTTTTATATTACTACTGACTTTGCTACTTCTGAGAAGACCTCAGCAGATTTTAGTGTAATTTCTGTATGGGCTTATGATTATAATGGCAACTGGTTCTGGGTAGATGGTATAGTTAAGAAGCAACTTATGGACGAAAACCTAGAAGACTTGTTTAGGCTGGTTCAGATGTATGATCCCCAAGAGGTAGGTATTGAGATATCAGGACAACAAGGAGGATTTGTTCCATGGATTAGAGGCGAGATGAGCAGTCGTAATTGCTTCTTTAATCTTGCTACTGATAATAATGGAGGCAAGCCCGGTATCCGTCCTAATACCAATAAGATGCAAAGATTTAATATAATGGTGCCTATGTTTAAGGCAAATAAGATATTCTTCCCCGATGAAATGAAAGAAACTCCGCAGCTTAAAGAAGCATTAGACGAATTAACGTTAGCTTCTGCTAAAGAGTTTAAATCTAAACATGATGACTTTATCGATACTATTTCTATGCTTTCCTCTATGAATGCATGGAAACCCTCACAACAAATAACTCAGTTTAAAAATGATGAGGATGAAACTGATATATGGGGTTGGGATGAGGATGGGGATGATGAAGGCAGTATGAGCTCTTATTTAGTCTGAGGAGGACATATGAATTTAAGAGATATATTTGAACAGCTAAGCCATGGTGAGCTATCTAACGTATCGGTAGGAGGTATGAATGATGGTTTTGGTATTCGAGAAGCAGACTATGAAAAAGTAGTTTCCCATGTTAACTATGCTTTGTTGGAGTTACATAAAAAATTCCAATTAAGAAAAGTAACTGTGGAATTGCCTATTGAAGAAGGTCTTCACACTTATCTACTAGATACTGACATGCTAACTATAATTTCCATTACTGACCAAGATGGGTTCCCTTATAGTTTAAATAGAATTAATGCTAGTTACCCAGAATACAATGTAAGCACTGATAACACTGGGTTTACTTTTGATAATAAAGAAAATGTAGCAGGTACATTCAGTGTCACTTATAAAGCTACAATTCCGGCTATTGATCCTATTGGCTTAGTCCCCGAAGACGTAGATTTAGATATCCATCCTGGAATACTACAACCATTACTTAATCTAATTGCTAGTAGAGTATATACACATGTACCTTCTTTAGATGGAATGAATAAAAGTGCTGAATATTATGCTAAGTACTTAAATGACTGCCAGAATATACAAATGTACGGTTTACTACATAATGTCGAATTTGAAAATACAAAATTAGAAGATAGAGGTTGGGTATGAGTGTGGATATTACGGTAAAACACAATGAAGATTTTATATTGGATTTCTATTTACAAGATGAAGATGGCAATCCTGTAGACGATCTTATTGGTGCTACAGCAGAGTTACAAATAAAAGCTTCTATGTTATCGAGTACACCTTTAATTACTAAAGTAGGTATAGTTACTCCTGCAGATGGCGCAGTACAGTTTACGGTACCGGATACAGAAATGGAGGCTCTATTGCCTGATGGAGATATGAGACGATCTTTAGTATACGGTACTCGAATCTCTTATGGAGATATTGATGAAGAGCCCGTAGCAGGCAGATTATATTTAAATAGAGGAGTGGTAAGCTAATGGCTGGCACGATTACAGTAAATGCAAATAAGACTAAAGTCGTAGTCTTAACCCGAGGCTTACGTGGTTTGCCTGGTGCTGATACAGCAGATGCGCAAGTATATAAATTAGAAGCTGAGGCTGCACGAGACGAGGCATTAACTGCACAGTCTGCAGTAGAAACGACACAAACAGAAGTTCAAGCCGACCTTGATATATTTAATCTTATATATGCGGGTTCAGGTAACTCTTTCCCTCTTACTGGAGTAAATAATTCACGGTTTTACTACACTGGTTCAGAATACCCAAAGGGAGATTATATATGGGAAGACGATAATATAAGTGGTATTACCGGAACAGAGTGGTCTATTTTCTCTGGGCAAGGCTCTGTTGGGCCTAAAGGGGATCAAGGGGAACAAGGCCTCCAAGGGGTACAAGGCATACAAGGCATACAAGGTATCCAAGGTGAAAGAGGGTTGCAAGGCGAACAAGGAGTAGAAGGGCCTGTAGGTCCTCAAGGCCAGCAAGGTATTCAAGGGGAACAAGGATTTCAAGGTCCCATAGGAAATACAGGCCCACAGGGCGAACAAGGCATTAAGGGGGATCAGGGAGACCAGGGTGTAACAGGTGCTACTGGTCCACAAGGTTTACCTGGGGCTACAGGTCCCGTAGGACCGCGAGGCATCCAAGGTATCCAGGGTGTACAAGGCGATACAGGACCTCAGGGAGCTACAGGTGCCACAGGACTTACAGGACCTCAGGGTATTCAAGGTGAGCAAGGGGTGGTAGGGCCAACTGGGCCAGCAGGAACTTCTTTTACTGTAAATGAGACTGGTTTGTATGCAGGATTATCTGCTTTTGATGGTGAAGCTCAAGGATTTGCATACCTAGCTACTGACCACGTAACCGCTTCAGGTACTGGTTCACTATTTATTAAAATCTCAGGTACATCAGGTGATTGGTCTGATCCTATTCCGTTTGGTAAAGGTGAGGTAGGTATTCAAGGGCCCCCTGGGATTCAAGGACCTCAGGGTGAGCAGGGCATACAAGGCCCACAAGGATTACAAGGGCCTCAAGGCGATATCGGACCTCAAGGTGCAGAAGGTATCCAAGGCCCTCAGGGAGAGCAAGGAGATAAGGGGGTTACTGGTGACCAAGGTCCCCAAGGTAATATTGGATTAACTGGTCCTCAAGGAGAGCAGGGAATACAAGGCGCTCCTGGAATTGATGGTGCCCGTGGTGAACAAGGTTTACAGGGTCCTGCAGGTGTGCAAGGTGATCCAGGTGAACAGGGGC